ACCAAGGATATTTACATTCACCCCCTTTGCGTCTAGTCCTCCTGTCCGTGCTACCTTTAGGAACGCATCAAAAGAAGTATCTGCTGCAGAATTGGCTTTCTTAGTAATGTCTGCCCAGTTAGTGTAGGCAGATATTCCAAACATTATTGTTTGATCAACGGTGTGACCTTGATTTATTTTATTTTGAGCAGGATTTGGGTTTTTAGCATCACGAATTTGTCCAAATAAAAGAGAATCCAGACCAGCACCAGTGCGACCATAAGCAGCTAAAATGGTTTGTGCATTTTTAAATCTAACTCCTGATAGACCATCCTCTAAGGTTTGTCCTGTAATTCCTCCCCATATTTTCATATAGTCATTTCTAAAACGCTGATGATCAGCAGAAGTAGGTGCATCTACACCAAGAGATTCATATATACTAGCCAACGTAGTTCCCAGTGTAAGGTGGTCCGTTAGCTGAGATAGTTTAGTGCCTCTTGCAACTTTCAATCCAAAAATATTTATATGTTGTTTTGTTGGATCATCTTCCCATTGCCCTTGAGCATTTCTTTTTTGAAAATACTTTTTATAAAACTCTACATCCTCAATGTTTGCATTTTTATCCTGTGCTTGTTGCAATGCAAGTTTAGCAGCTTGGATTGTTATTTGGTCCTTTATATTAACTGGCATTTTAAAGGCCAACATTCCTCCAGTAACTGTAAAAGGAGTTCGTTTAGATGGTCTTAGTATTTTTTCAAGTTCTGATACATTCCTCTGTGTCATGTCTGCTATTCGTTTAAGAGCAGACTGTCTAGGGCTTTGCAACCCTAAAGTAGTATTCAAACTATCTTGAAAATTTTGGCTAAAAGTTTTTTCCTCTACAGGAGAGATAGTTGAAGTATCGAAAACACCTATGTATCTCTCTGCCATTTTACGAACAGCTTCTTCTGCAACTGGGCTAAAATTCTCTGGTCTTTTATATGAAGGCGGCATAATCAAATCTATAGCAGAGGGCATTTTTTCTCCCTCTTCTAGTGTGTGTGTACTAACATACCTATCGTAATTTTCTAGTAAACTTTGTCTTCGCTTCGGTGATGTAGCAAGCCAGCTTTCTAATTCTCTTTCAGTTTTCAGTCCAATAGCCATTCCATTACGAATTTCTTGTTCTGCAGTAACCAGTTGCTGTTCTGTGGCGGCAGTAGCATCTTCTACTTTACCATACAAGCTTAAAAAAAGTTGATCTTCAAGACCAGCTTTACGTTTTGCTTCTTCTTTTATATTTGTTCCAACTGTTCCTAACGCAGAACTAAATACTGTAGAAAGATTTAATGCCATATTACTACTCCATTTCTTCCATATCATCGTCAGGGCGAGACATCAAACCCTCAACAGACTGTTCAATATTTTTTAATTCTTCTTCTTCTACCTGTTCTACAAGTTCCTCTGCTCTTGGTTTACCTTGAGCCAATTGAATAATATGAGATGAAAATCCTTCATCTTTAACTACACCATCTTTATATTCTATTCCTGCAATATCTGCTACAGATCGGAACAATTCAAATAGCGCAGGAGAAATCATTACGGCTACATCTATAGTATGCAATCCTTCCATTACACCAGACAAAGTTACCGCATCAACCAAATCTGCAATGGGAAATCCAGAATCCATTATGTGTATTAACTGTTGAAGTCTATCAACAACATTTATTTGATTGACATAAAAAGCCAATGCTTCGTCTTCTGTAGTATATTTAGGAGGATTTTCCCAAGGACGAGCCTTTGGTTCAGTGGTTAAGGACTGTCCCGGAATAGGAGCATTAAATTGTAAAACATCAAGATTTGGCATATGAAAATTATCCTATAAGTTTTTCAGTAGGTGCAGGAGTAATACGTGCTTCAGGAGATTCGTCAACTATAGTAGCACCAGATTGGCTTTTATGCTTCTCTCTCAATGCAGCTATTCTTTGAACATAAGTTTGTTGACTATCTGCCAATGAAGGCAAACCCTCTTGTGTTTTTGCCATAAGTGCCTGTCGTATTTGTTTTCCCTGTGCAGCACTTGCACGAGCTTTTGCAGTTCTAGCTTTTATTTCTTTTGCTTTTGCTAAAATAATAGCAGCATTTGCTTTATTTAAGCCCGGAACCTGTTCTAAAGCATTTGCCAACATTTTATCTGAGAAAGTAACATTTTCTCCTCTTGCAGCAGCAAGATTTAAATCATCTATTAAAGTGTCTACACCACTTTCTCCACCAAAAAACCTTTGAACTGCCGCTGTAGCTGATCCTGAATCTTCTCGTGCGGCTATTGCCTTGTCTAACTCTGCAAAGTATCCACCTTTAGTTACTGCAGCAGCCGTGTGTCCTACTTTTTCAGCCATACATTTTCTCCAAAAAATAGTTTATTATAGTCCACCTTAAAGAACCCTTCATCACTCATAGAAACTAAATCAGGATGATATTCAAGAAGTTCTTGTGCTAGTACTCCTGTAGTTGGACCTAAATCAGCGCCAATTTTTTCTGCTATATCGTTCCATTTCCATTTATACAATCCTAGACCCGAAGAAAATCCTCCAATCCTTTCTATATCAGACTTTAATCTAATGTCTGAAAAACCGGGGAAAAGAGTTTTCGCTAGAGAACTAACACCAGCAGTAGCAAATGGTGTTAAGATTTGCCCAATAAAGTTACCTACATTAGCACTATTTTGTCTATCTGCAGCAAATTCAGCTAAATCTCTACTACTCTTATTATTTAATTGCGCCAACTGCAGCGCCGAAATTCTTTCAAGTTCATTCTCACCACTCGTCCAAGCAAACTCCATAACGTCTCTATATTCCTGCCAAAGATTGTTGTAAGCAGTATTACTAATATCTAAAAGATTTTGTGCGTTCAATTGATTCTGAAAATTTGTAGCTGCAGTGTCTGCTGTAGCAATTTCTCTTCGCCATACAGCATTACTTTGTTCAATAGCCAACTGGTTACGAGCGTTAAACTGCTCTCTTTGATTTACAATTTCAGAATTAAATCTTTGTAGTGCATTTACTTCACCAGCGTTAAACTGGTTCATTGCGTTTTGCTGTGCCGTATTATTTTGCCCAACGCTGGCAATCAAATTATCATAAAACTGATCTGCTTGCTGTTGACTACGAGCATTAATTTGCCTAGTAGTATTTTCTGCAGCAGTATCTGTTAACAGAGACTGAACCTGTTGCTGAGAATTAAATATAGATGCCTGTTGAGCATTGCTTAAATTAGCAGTGTCTAACTGCAAGAAGTTCTGAGCGTTTTGTACAGCCGCTTGCTGACGATTGTTTAAATTAGCAATGTCTAGCTGTGCAAGAGCAGAAGCTTGTGCCATAGTCACAGCCTGATTATTATTTAAATTTGCCAAGTCTACCGTCTGAGTTAGCCTAGCATTTTCCAAAGCAATCTGTTGATCAGCCGTAAAGTTACGGTTTGCTATGTCTGACACAGTAGCTGCATTACGAACACGAGTTTGAAATCCCTGATCAAATTCCTGTTGCATAAACTGCGCTCTGTACTGAGCACGGGCCATAGCAGCCTGTTGCCTGTTAGTTAAATTCTGTGCTTCAAATGTAGCTACTGTACGAGCATCTAGCTGTGCAATGGGCAACGCCTGTTCAATAGCCGCATCAAGAATAGCTTG